CGTTTGTTAAGAGTCCAACGTCCCTACTGGTACTATCAGCGCTGACGGTCTTACTAGAGTCGGCTATGTCCCCGACTCGGTCCAGGTCTTCTACGTCTCCGTGGCAGGTGAGAACCGCGCCATCATCGTGAACGGTGCAACGCCTGACGAGTTGACTAATAGCCTCCGAGACGAGCTAATCTCGATCCTCGCTGAAAAAGAGCTTGATAAGTATTACACGGTAGAATCGGCCACTATCAACGCTAACTACAGCGGAACTAGCTACGCGCCGAATAACGGCTATTATGTCTGGGACCCTATAAAAGAAGAATATATTGTAAGCAATGTTCTCAGCGAAGCTGGAACACCGTTTATCCGTCCTGACCTCGAGGACATCGACCTCACTGGTACATTGGCAATCAGCGCGGGTGCGGTGACCGGCACGAACACGCTGTTTACGCAAGAACTCGGTGTTGGCTATAAATTCGTAGCCAACGGAACCCGATTCACTGTCACAGCGATTGCCAGTGATACCAGCGCTACGGTAACTCCGGCAGATGTGACTGTCGCTGCAGAGACTCCGGCCAAGCTGGAAAAATCTCTGGCCAATGGCTTCTCATCCTTCGACTATGTCCTGCGAATCCGCATTACTGCGAAGAACGGCCTGGTAAGTCCCGTACTACCCGGTACTAATCGCCAGGGTCTTATCGACAGCAATGTAGTCAAGTTAACCTCCGAGTCTGAAGATATTGCTTATGAAGCCTACAAGCTTACTTCCCCTGCTCGGGCCCAAGACTTTGTCTATGCCATCGAGAAAGGAATGGGAGATGAATACTACGCTCCCGGTTTCCTAATGGCGCCAGAGGCCTATGCGACTCTGTCCTACTCTGCCAACTCCGACCTCGCTTCCCGTAACGAAGCGGTTACCGAGAGACTTAAGGTGACCCAAACCCTAATCGCTGCGGCCGAAGGCCGATTCGGTACGACTGAGGGGATTACTAACACCCAGCACGTCGCTCTTATCGACTGTGGTGGGGATGTGGAAAACCTTTCCCAGGCTCAAGACGAACTGAACACCATTAAGCAGACTGTGGGCTCGTTCTACGGACACGCTTCCTTCTACGCACCGTATGTGAAGAACCTGGACGATCGTTTTGTCCCGCCCAGCTCATTCGTCGCTGGCGCAGCCTGCGGTCGCTACGTCAATGAAGGGTTCCAGCAGCCTCCCGCCGGCTCGAGATATCCTCTACGCGGAGTGGTCGGTCTCAAGTTCTCCATCAGTGCTCAGCAGCAGGAGGTTACTTACGCTCTCGGACTAAACCCGATTAGATCGCTACCTAACCGTGGCATCGTGGTCTGGGGTGCACGGACTCTATCCAGCAGCCCTCTGTTCCGGTTTACAAATACCCGAGTAATCCTAAACGTCCTTATCGACATCATGAACCGTAGTTTTGACGACGTTCTATTCGAATCTATTGACAGCAGTAATACTGTTTTCTCTAGAGTCAAGTCTATCGCTACTCAGGTTCTTAATCAGTTCTATCGTCAAGGTGCCCTATTCGGTAATCGCCCGGAACAGGCTTACCTAGTCGTATGTGATACATCTAACAACGATGCCGCTCTTCTCGAGCAGGGTACGGTGAGGATGGATGCCTACGTTGCCACCTCCCCGACTCTTGAGCGTCTGGCAGTAACCATTGTCCGCACTCCGGTTGGACAAGTATCCCTGCTAAGTGATAGCTTTAGTAGGAATGAGGAAAGATTTACTTCGTTCCTTAATGCTACCAACCTTAACGTAAGGGAAACCCTCTGATTAAATGGCCAGAAGACAGCGGTACAGCGAAGAAGTAGTCCTGAACGGTGATAATCCGATCACTGAACAGCAGCCCAAGCGGACTGTTTACATCGAGCTATTTCGTTCAGGACCCCAGATCAGCTCTAGCGGACAAAAAATGGTGTTCGAAGAAGGCGATCTGGACCAGGTTGTATCTAGTTACAACCCGGAAAGTCACGAAGCACCGCTGATCATCGGCCACGATCAGGACGATGGTACCCCGGCCCTAGGCTGGGTACGAGAGGTGTGGCGGAAAGGTAAATCGCTCTGGGGTAAGGTAGAACTTACCCCGAAGGCAGAAAGACTAATCCGTGACGGTGTCTTTAAGAAAGTAAGTAGCTCTTTCTATCTCCCCGATGCGGATACTAATCCGTCTCCGGGGCAATTGGCACTTCGCCATCTCGGCCTTGTGTCAATCCCTGCGGTAAAAGGTCTCACGGCCTTTGCCGAAAACCCACCCGAAGGCTCGATTACAATAACTCCAACGGAGTCTTCTATTTCATTTCAAGAAACTTTACCTACTATGGCTAAAAGAAAAACCGAAGCCCCCGCTGAAGAAACTCAACAACAGGTTGTCGATCATGCCGACGGTCGGGGTATGACTATTAATGTCAACATTAATGGCATGAAAGCTACAGATGAAGAGGGAGAGCCGGTACAGGAAACCGGTTCGCCTGCTCCGTATGATATGGAGTACGCCGATCAAATGGCTCCTGAAGCTCCGACACCGGGAATGGCTGACCCTAGCCTCATGCGCAATGAGCAGGAGGGAATGGCTTCTCTGTCTATGGTCGAAGGTCCTGATGGCGAGGAGATGGGCGATGAAGACGCCGGCACTGCTCCTCCTGTAGACGAAGAAGGCGCTGGTCCTGACGGCATGGAAGGAGAAGGCGAAGCCGAGGAAGAAATGGCCCCTGCCGCCGAAGGCGAAGCCGATGTCGAAGATATGTCTGGCGACGACGATGAGCAGATAGCTTCAGACCTTGCGTCTCAATACACCGAAGAACAGCTCATCATGGCTCTGTATCAACTCGCACAGGGCTCACAGGAGATGGGTGAAGGCATGATGCCAGGTTATTCGGAAGAGGTTGTAACTGACTTCTCTGAGCCTGAAACTCCTGACCCCCTCTCTATCAAAGTAGCTGAACTCGAAGAAGAATTGGCCGCACAGCGTCGTGCTATGAGGCAGAAAGAGATCACTGATTTCTGCGAAGATCTGTACAGTGAGGGCAAGCTGACCGAACAGGTCGTCCCCATCTCAGATCTTTCCCGGTTCATGGAGACTCTGAATCCCAAGAACAATGTGAACTTCAGCGAAGCTGGTAAAGCTACTCAGTTCGAGTTTATGAAGTCCATGCTGGAAAACCTTCCTGCGATGGTTAGCTTCAACGAAGTGGCTACCCCGGCTTCTGCACCGAGTAAGAAGGCTAAGGCTCAGCGTCCCAGCGCTGAAGGCTATGTTTACGATCAGCGTAATGCAGACATCCACTCCAAAGCTGTGGAATACGCTGAGTCAGGCAAGGCGTCTGACTACATGTCTGCAGTTAAACTCGTTCTAGAAGAACTTAGCGAGTGAAATAGTTCCTTGTAACAACGGGGCGGCTTACCGCCTCGGCAGAGAGCCTAGCTTTCTGTTCTGGTTACATATAAAGGAAATGCTTCAACGGATCATTAACAACAACCGATAATATAGGAGGCAAAATGGCGACTGATCCTCGTTATATGTCGTTCGACCATAAGTATGTAGAGACGGTCACTGTGACCGACGCTACTGCACTTACTAATGGCATCGAACGTTGCCGCTTCGTCAAGAGAAGTGGCGCTTATCCTGGTGCTGGCGAATACGCCGCCGGGATTAATGTTTATAAGCTGTACGGTCAGGGCGAACTGACCGATAAGGGTTATCAGGTAGAAGACGCGTCTATGACCGCGCTTACCGGTACTCTGGCCATCGACACCGCTGGTGTTGTGACCGGTACTACTACCAACTTTGACCCTGAACTCAGTGTCGGCGACACCATTAAGATTGGTGCTCAGCTATTCCGTGTCATGACTCGGACTAGCGATACCGCTGCAACTGTACTGCCTGCTCCCACTACCGCTATCAGCGGTGCTACCGCGTATATCTGGCCCGGTACTTATGAAGGTGAGAGCAATCCGAGCACTACTCCTCGCAAGCCTGGCGTATTCCCGTATCAATCGCTCATGAGCGTAGTCACCACGGGCATCGCTATTGCCGAAGTAGACTCCGGTTCTACCTTCGCAGTAGACGACGCTGTGTATTCCGATGCGACTGGTAAAGCCAGCAGCACCTCTGGTTCTGGTTTAATCCTGGGTCGCGCCCTAGACGTCATCGGCACTGCCGGTGCTGGACAATATATCCGGGTAAAACTGGGTAACGAAGCAGGATCCTGAGGAGAGTAATTAACTATGATGAATCTAGATCAAGTCCGTGTAGTGGACCCTATCCTTACGCAAATTGCGCAAGGATATAAAAATGCAGATGGTGTTGCTACTTTCTTTGCTCCCGCAGTAAGCATGAATGTGCGTGCTGGACGTACTCTTACCTTCGGGAAAGAGGCATTTGCTGCACAATCTTTCCTCCGTGCCCCTGGTACCAATATTCAGAAAATTCAGAATGAATTTGGCACCCGTAGCTTCTCGCTTCGTCAAGAGGCTATTAGCTGGGAGATTGCTGAAGAAGTAGCTGCTGAAGCTAAAAACGGTGCTGCTGCTATTGACCTTCGCGCTTATGCCGCTAAGGATGCCGCAAATCGCCTAATGCAGTCTTGGGAGGTATACATAGCTGAGAAAGTACAGGACATTACCCAGTACGAATCTGGTAACGTCCTCGATCTCGCTACTTATAATTCTGGTGCGGATCAGTTCAACAGCCCCACTTCCGACGTTGAGGTACTAATTGATGACATGAAGGAGCAAGTTCGCTCCCAGTGCTCTGTGTATCCTAACAAGATGGTATTGAGCCCGGATGCTTTTAATGCCCTAAAACGCAACAAAAGAATCCGTGATTTTATGCAGCGCGGTGTGCTAATCAACGAAAAGAGTTTGGCAGAAATTTTTGGACTTTCCGAAATTCGTGTTGCACGTCGTCTGAAGCTCAACCCAGAAACAAATGGTCTGGAAGATATCTACAGCAATGTGGCTATTCTTTTCTACCATCCTTCAGAAGCAACTGACGGATTTACCCCGGCTCTTGATGCCAACTATGGTAATCCGGCCTTTGCTTATACTTATCAGCTTTCAGGTTTCCCACTGGCAGTTCCTGAGCGATTTAATCTTGACCGCCGTACCTTCACCGGAGACGTTTTGGTCGAGAGAGAGTTTCAATTAGTGGGCTTAGGTGAGACAGGTAGAGCAGGAGCAGGTGCAGTGTTCCTGAATCCGGTTAATAAATCTTGAGGTAATCTTCTCAAGTAGATATAGCCCGCCCGCCATACTGCGGGCTTTTTTTTTTTATTTTTCTTCTTTAAATTGTTTAACTGTTTTATTTTTATTCTCCAAAAGTACCCACTTCTTATGTGAAAAGACCTTACCATTAGTTTCAGACACACTATGGTTCCTGAAGACCCCCCCACCTCCATTTGATTTATTGTATAGCAATCCTTCCTCTAGATACAAATCCTTTCTTTTATACTTAGCAATAAGCTCCTTCTCTATACGAAATGCTGTCTGCTCGTCGATATTTTCATGCAAAATTACTATCCTATTTTCTTCAGACGATCTTTTACAGGGTCTACCTTTGCCTTTGTATGGCCTCTCCGGCCCCCTTTACCAATATAATACGGAGTCCCATCCTCCCTCATATAGGCGTATACCACGAAGTTAGTGTCAACAGAAAAGGTATCACTAATACTTGTCATCCTACCATATCTTTCACCTCCCCTGCGTTGAAAGCTATATAGGAGAAGTATCATCGGCTTATGCCATACACCCCGCCCCCTGACGCATATGGTGTCGCCAACAACTGCGACCCCGCTACAGTCGACTACTTCATTGAGGTGTTTGGCTTCAATGAGGCGTTGGAACTATCGAGGCTAGAGGACCCGACGGCGAATACGATCAACTATCAGCGCATTCAAGTCGCTCTCAATGACAGCGCGACACTGATTAATAATTTCATCGAGACCGCACCTCCGCAGGGGAAACTTCTCATTGCCGGGTCTTATCGCCGCACGCAAGCGACTCTGGCGAGATGGTACTTGGATACCCTCAGGCCCCGACAACAAGTCGTAGAAGCCGCAGAGGCGGCCCTGAAGCAACTTGACCTGTGGTCGAGCAAAGCATCGCCTTCAACCGGACTGAAGTGGCAAGAGGCGTATCGGTACTGGAGCGGCGCGTGTGCGATGACCATGTCAAATACTCAGCGAGACCGGGCATTCACTCCGGCATCATTGTCTCGCTGGGAGCAGCGCTGGGGCACCAACAACAGGTTTAGCCCTTATGTTCGTAAGGGCGCACTGGTGGCGGATAATGTGACTCCAAGACAGCCCAGTGGTTCTCTGGATAGGCAGAACCCCACCCTGATCGGAGATAGCACGTTGACAGTCAACAAACTCTTCGACGAGCTTGAAACCACCCGAGACGTCGCATCGTTTACTGATACTCAGAAAGCTGCTACACCGGAGGAAGGGGATGTCCTGGTAGTGGAAAATACGGACGGAGATTTTACTACCGGCGGCCTAGAGGAAGCCGATAGCTTCTAACATGATTAAGAGGATTGAACAATGCTAAGCGGTGACGAAAACCAGACATACGGATACGACCCAATGAATCCCGGTTTGCCCGGTGGATCAGGATCGGTAGTGGTTATTCCGAGTAACGGAACCACAGAGTGTGGTTATAACACAAGCGGTCTCCAGGGACTAACACACAGCAGTTTCGGAGTGTTCCCGGATACAACGGCTTATAAGCAATCTGCCAGCGAACTTAGACAGTATATCATTAATCTCGAAGCGACTAGACGTCTCCGCGACCTTGCTGATATCAACTTTACTCGTTCTCCTATGCCCGGAGACATAATGGCATATAACTATACTACCGGACTTTGGGAACTTCTAGATTTCGTATCAGGTGGGGAATTCTAAGGTCTCCCAGGAGCCATCGTCGGTAGAGTAATACACATTTCGAATCTTTGATTCGCTAATGGCTAACTGGCACACTGCGCAGGGCTTAGAAAGACGGAATTTGCCAGATTTATCTAATCTCCCTACCACGAGGGTATCACAGGACTCCTTCGCCCTCAACAACGCCCTTATCTCAGCATGTAAAGACCGGCGATAAGGTTCGCCGGCCATATCAGCTAAACGGGACTGTAAAGGGTGGGTTTTCCCTTCCATATTCGAGGCGCTAACAACGAGGCGGTTTTTACGAAAAAGAAGACAACCTACACGTCTTCTGCTAGTAGAAGACAGAGCAACACTCCTTACCTGATCTTCAACCCTGCTGTCAATTTTCAAGTTCTCTGGCTTTTTTCATACAAGTATCTCCCCAGCTTAGCACATCTTGCTCTCTGAAGTACTTCGAGACCGGGACTTCCCGGTCCAATACCCTTTCGCCACTGTCTAGACGTTCCATGCGTAGATAACCGTAGGTGTCCGTCTGCATAAGGACGTAGCAGCGGTAGGTGTTGTCTAAGGTGTTTTCCCAGGTGACTTTGTTTGACATGGCAAGAAGAATAAGGTGTCTTAGGGCGTAAAACCCCATCACGAACCCTATTACTATAGCGAGTAAACCTAATAAAAGCAAGGTTAAGAAAATCGATAGAACTATCGACGTTTCAAAATTCATAAAATTAGTTGAAAGCTATTAAGACGTTAACACAACCCTAATGCTCCTTGAGATAGAGAATCAGCTTTATCGTCGTGTCCATGGGACTCTTGGCCAAAGTGCTGTGGTCCTTAGGCTAGCAGAGGAACTCGACCAATCGGGGCGAGTAGCTGAAGGGGTAATGATAATCGTCGCGTTTACAAATGGCAACACAGATAACCCTAATAAAGGGGCTTATATACCTACTGTACGTAAGAGATCGTTAAATTATACCCTAACTCTTGTACAAAAACAAGCACAGAGGGAAGGACATTCTTTCTGCCTTCCTATTCTCGATTTGTTAGCAGATTCGATAACGGGGTGGGTACCTGAAATACCAGGTCTCGAGTTTCAAACCGGATTTGAGTTAGGATCAGAACGTTTCGTTCAGGTCACAAAGGAAGCGTCTCAGTTTATCTACGAGCAGTCATATACCATCGAGGTGTTGATACCTGATGGCAGGTTTTACTCTCAACCCTGCGCAGCATTCGATCCTATCGAAGTGGGTGATTTCCTCCCCGTCCGTAAGTGCCTGGTTACCCCGGGATCTGAGAGTCGGCAGACTGGCCTCGCTGTATGGAGGCGGACGATAGGGGAGGGAGAGGTTCAGAAGTATGTAGTGGAAGATAGCAGGTGTGGAAGGCTTACAGGGGACAACTTGAGCGTTCAGTGTACTGGTGAGGAGGGGTCCGGCAACGCTACCTACGAATTTATTCCCATCACCGCTATTAAAACGGATGGCAGTGTAGACAACAGTAAGGTTGTAATTGGAACTCTCACTAATGTGTGGAAATGTACGAGAGAGGGTATAAAATCTGGAGAATCTATACCTCCCTGGTTTAAACTCAACATCGAAATGGGTCTGTGGAGAAATAGCATAGGAACCGTACCCAATACCGAGGCGGAAACAAGCGCTTATCAGGTTATAACTCAAGATCTGAATAGAAGGTATAATGAGGATACTGCCACGTAATCCTTTTTACTCCCCCCCCCCCCTTTACTCGCTATGGAAACCGAATTTATCGACGCTCTAACAGCACAATACAATCTTGCCGGAGCAGCTCAGTTAGCTCATTGGAACTCAGTGGGCGAAAATTTTTACTCCTTCCATTTGTTGTTCATGAGAATCTACGAGATGGTAGAAGAAAAGATCGATACACTTGCCGAGCAGGCTAGAGGTAAAGGTGTTGAGATTCCTGCTAAGATTTTTAATAATGTCCCTGAGATTGAATGGGACGACTGTAGTGAGTTGGCTAAAGAAATCCTTAAGGTGTGTGAGGAACTATGCGATGCTCTAGATAAGCTGCACAAAAAAGCTGATGAAAAAGCTGAGTACGGTGTTCTTAATGTAATCGAAGATATCCTATCTGATTGTAACACGGTAAAATACCTACTCAGCTCTGTCATCAGCAAGATCTGACTAGAGAATCGTATAACAGACAGGAATTAGCCCGGAGCTAGGAGAACCTATCCTAATAAACGCTCCGTAGGACAGATCAAGGATGCGTCCTCCACTATAAGGTCCCCTATCATTAACTTTTACAACCACGGATCTTTTATTCCTCCTGTTGATGACCCTAACTCTTGTCCCCATGGGCAACCTCTTGTGCGCTGTAGTCATCTTACCGGGGCGCATGACCTCCCCAGAAGCAGTAATTTGGCCTGCAAATCCATCGCCTCTACCATAATACGAGGCGATACCGCACTGTGTCGCGGCGACAAGTTCTGCTAGAAAAATCAAGGTGATGGTGATTCTAGACTCCTCAAAGAGTTTAGCACAGGGACGAGGCTTGTGATCGTATGGGCACGGCCATCCGGCTCAGGGGTAGTCTGGGAGACGGTCACCGTACTCGCCGTAGCCGCCTTCCTAAAAATCTTATCGATCTCAATACTACTGAACCAGGCATTGGCATGTGGCATCTCGCAAATCCCGTAATTGTAACGTAGCCACGCCCAAGACCAGAGGTGAGCGACTTGATACAGCGCAGCGACGACATCGGCGTCAGATTCTTTACACATGTATAAAACACTGTCATGAACCGACATGCAGAACCTAGCTTTTACACCATACCTTTGAGTTAAGTATTCCATCGCAGTCAAAAAGGCATGAAGCATCGCGCTTCCGGTAGACTGAATAACCCAGTTATTCCTCATAGTGAAGAAGTCCTTCCCTACATTTTGAGGACGGAAAGCAGTGGACATTTTAGTGCCACTTAAGGGGTTTCTAGGTACTTCTGAGTTGGCAATTCTAGACATTTCGTTATAGGCGAACGAATCGCTGCCTCCTATTAAATTGCCAGAAAGATCACTGGCCTTCTTGCCCTTCTTCCTCTCGATCAAGGTTTTTCCCATCTCCTCCGCATCTTTTACACTAATAGTCTTATTCCCTTTTCTAATAGTAGCGGCTAGAGTTTTAACGCCGGAACCGTAAAGCATTCCATAGTTACATCCTTTAGCGATAGACCTAGAGATGCCGATAGTTTTCGCTGTCATCGTATGCATATCAGTGCCATCTTCCTTCGATCCGGCAAGAACGCTATGACCGAACTGCGTACTGCCAGCAATCTTGTACTCCGAGTCTGCAAAGATGGAAGCAACTACTGATTCTTGACCGTCATAGTCGGAAGATACAAAAGTCCAGGGAGAACTGACTTGAACCCTAGTCTTCACCTCAGTACCAATCTTATCAGGTTTAGGGTCAGGCACTGTAAGCCAGAGATGTTCACCAGCCCTATTAGTAGCGGTATTGTGAGGAATAGTCTGGGGGACTACTACGGTCAGGTCGGAGTCTAGGGAGGGCAAGGGCAACTGCTCTTTCACCCTGCTACGGACAGAGGTCCAGTAAGACACCTTGACAGCCAACTGGATCAACTCTTGAGCTTGAGGAAGATCGCTGGATAGCACGCCTGATTCGAAATCATCAATGTAATCCTTACTAAGAACTCCCCCTACATTGAGACCCTCCCCGTTAGGGTGAGGAACTCGCACATACTCTAATTTTTCAGTATCGAGATAAGTCCAGCCCTTAGAGCTATCATAGACCATGGGTTGGCCGTTCCACTTCAATCTCAACAAGATGTGGCTAAGCCTACTCTTCGTGGTAATAGGCTCGAGAACGATTTTTCCCAACTCTCTGTCGTTCTTAGCATTCTTTCTATACCACATGGGAATACCATACCAGACCGACTTAGGCTGCCCGTTCTTTTTCAAAGAAAAATTAGCTTCCCAGTCTAACTGAGAAAGCCAGGGGTCA